GCCGGCTGTAATATGGTTAATGGCCAAAGGCCAGAAATAGGTGCCATATATGCCGGTATAACCAAAGGCATATTAGAAACATTAGCCAATTTACCTAAAACATACGGGGAATATGTCGTTGATTTAGACACTTTCGTATATGCCGGGCCAAACATATACTTGAACATAAAGTCTAAAAATATTAGTGAATTTATGAAAAATGTAAGAAAAGCATACAAGAAAGAGGAGGCATAATGGGACAAGCAAAAAGAAGAGGCACTTTAGAACAAAGAGTCAAGCAGGCAGAATCTAAATTACCAAACTATGACATCCTGTTAAGGATGTATAGGAAATATGATGACCCCGAACAATTATGTGGAACTATGCGGGTGAAGGTTAGCGGTGCCTCGGCTAGAACAGCAATCAGTGAAGGAAGGCTATTAGCGAAACACCAACTATCACAGGCATTAGCATCAACATTCAGAAAACACGATCTAAAAGGTGCTGATATCATAAAAGATCCAGAATTAGGCGAACTTGTAGGTCCGATGCTTATTGCTTATTTGTCTCGTTTCGATAGTTGGATGCTTTTTGTTAATGGTGGCAATGTATTAGTTGATTTCAACCACGAATCCATAAGGGGTCCAGATCAATTTAATTTCACATTGAGAGGCAACCAAGGTAGCAGTGAAGAGTATGATCGATTCGAGAGTGATCGGGTGAGATTTTGGCCAACAATCGAAGAAATGAAGAAGATAAATTATGCTCCTTTATTCGAAGCAATGAAAGAGGAGGCATAAGATGGCGAAATACAAAATTACATATCTAAAAGAAAGTTTCATAGAAGAGGATATGTCACTGGCCGATTGGGGTAATCCTGCCGCAATCCCTAAAGAATATTTGGAATCAAAAATCATTGAATACAAGGGAGAACCTTTGGATGATAATTGGGAACACTATCAAAGCACGGTGCTCTACATAGTAGGTGACATAGTTGATTGGAAGGAGGCCGATGCTTAGAAAAATATTTTGGGTATTGGTGATATATTGGTTGGTCATAGTAGGTATGGCAAATTATGGAAGAGCAGACGAACTGACACCTAAACAAGAGACCAAGATGAAATGGTTTCAAGTATTAACGGTGGTAGATGCCTTACAGACAATCAAGATAGCAAAGACACCGGGTTTAATAGAATTAAATCCCATAATGGGTGCCAACCCAAGTGTTGGTACTGTGGTTGCTTTCTTCACAGTCAGGAATGTGGTACATCATTATGTTGTAAAGAAAGTACCACAGAAATACAAAGATAAATTTATTGATATTCCATTGGTAGGCCAAGGCATAGCAGTGGTATGGAACCTAGGCAACGGATTAGGCATAGGTTTTTAAAAAGAATTCACAGGTGTTGTCGTTATCACCTGTGGGTACAAGTGGTTAAGATCGTTTGTCATTTCCACTTGGTTTTCCTTAAAGGGTTTTGACTCCGATCGGCATTATGCCATAAACATAATGATTGGGGTCAATTCCCCGAATACAAACACCCCACCCATCCCATTAGACCCCACTGTAGAGGTCTCTATGCGAATCTTTTTCAGGCATTATCCGGCATATTATCGGGATCTGCTATAAATAACACTAATGCCTTTATCACCAGCACAGAAACAGATCGCTGACAGCGAACATAGATTCAGAGTATTGATTTCAGGAAGAAGGTTTGGAAAGACACACTTGGCCATCAGAGAGATGTGTAAAGTGGCTTCTAAACCAGATCAGAAGATATTCTACATAGCACCATCGTACAGGATGTCTAAAGGTATTGTATGGGATCAATTGAAGAAGAAATTGAGAGATCTAAATTGGGCCAAGAAGATCAATGAATCAGATCTATCAATAAGATTGGTCAATGGTAGTAGCATAAGTCTCAAAGGTGCTGACAATGAAGACAGTTTAAGAGGTGTTGGTTTAGATTTCGTAGTATTGGATGAGTTCGCTGACATAAGCCAGAAGGCCTGGGGAGAAGTAATTCGTCCCACCTTATCGGACACAGGAGGCGGTGCTTTATTCTGTGGAACACCCAAAGGCATAGGTAATTGGAGTTATGACTTGTATCAACAGGCCAACATAGATCCTAAAAATTGGAAGAGTTTCCAATTTACTACAATACAAGGCCAACAGGTTCCAGAAGAAGAAATAGTACAGGCAAGAAATGATTTAGATGATCGTACATATAGACAGGAGTACGAAGCAAGTTTCGAAACATATTCGGGCCAGGTCTATTTTAACTACGGACCACAAACCATATATCACGAGAAGATAATTACACCTAAAACAATCTATATAGGTATGGACTTTAACATATCACCAATGAGTGCCTGTATAGCCACAAGAACAGAACAAGGTATAATCGTGTTTGATGAAATAGTAATATATGGATCAAACACTGATGAAATGGTTAAAGAAATAAGACACAGATATCCCAATAATCAAATAATAATATATCCAGATAGTGCTAGTAGGCAAAGGAAGACATCAGCAGGTGGTAGAACAGATTTAAGTATTTTGGTCAATGCGGGATTCCAATGCTTGACAAGACCCACAAATCCTGCTATAAGAGATAGAATAAATGCTGTCAATAGTTCTTTGAAGAGTGCGAATGGCAAACAGAAACTATGGATAGCACCGAATTGTAAAAATGTTATTAAAAGTCTTTCGAGACAGATATACAAAGAAGGAAGTAATCAACCGGCCACAGATGGATTAGAACATATGGCAGATGCTTTGGGATATATGGTGGAATACATATATCCAATCAGAAGAAATAGTATAAATAATAACAAAACTACGACTTGGTCAATGAGAACAAATTAAGGACATATAAGATATGGCACAAATTCAAGATGCTTTTGATGTAAAATATAGACTTGAATACTACGGTTTAGATCTACACCCACAATGGAAAGACAATATAAAAAGATGGCAATATTATAGCGATAGTTATAATGGTGGTAATGATTTCAGACAGGGTAGGTATTTGGTCAAATATGTTTTAGAATCAGATGAAGATTATGATAATAGATTAAAACAAACCCCTTTAGATAACCATTGTAAGAGTGTAGTAGAAACATACAACAGTTTTTTATTTAGAAAACCACCAACGAGAGATTATGGAACACAGGTGGTTAATGACCCAAGTTTAGATAATTTCCTTAATGACTGTGATTTAGATGGCAGATCATTTAATGCCTTTATGAGAGATTGTAGTACATACAGTTCCATATATGGTCATATTTGGGTTATGGTTGATAAGCCAGCCACTCAGAGTAGCACGAGGGCGGCAGAATTACAACAAGAAATCAGACCATATGTCAGTTTAATCACCCCCGAGAATGTTATTGATTGGAAGTATTACAGGAAACCAAATGGTGTATATGCTTTGGGTAGTTTGACATTGTTAGATGGCATAGACGAAAACAAAATATATTACAGAACAATAACAGAAACAGAAACAACGATCAAAGCAAGATCCAGTATCAAAGACGGAGACACAATAATAGAAGTTATTCCAAATCCGTTAGGTATTGTACCGTGTGTGCCAGTGTATGCCGGTAGATCACAAACAAAAGGTTTAGGTGTATCAGATATTTCAGATATAGCAGATACACAAAGAGCAGTTTATAATGAATTAAGTGAATTAGAACAACTTATAAGGGTTTCCAATCATCCTTCGCTCGTAAAGAGCAGTAGTACAGAGGCATCAGCAGGTGCCGGTGCTATAATTAACTTACCGGATGACTTGGACCCCAACCTTAAACCATTCTTATTGGAACCATCAGGTTCGGGTATTACACAGATAATATCTTCCATCAACGAGAAAGTTGACAGCATAAACAGAATGGCTAATATGGGTGGGGTTAGATCAACTACGGCCAAATCAATGAGTGGTGTAGCATTACAAACTGAATTCCAATTGTTGAATGCGAGACTTTCACAGAAAGCAGACTTATTAGAACTTGCTGAAGAACAGATTTGGAGAATGTGGGCATTATGGCAGAACATAGCATTTGACGGTGTTATTGACTATCCAGATTCATTTAATATACACGACAAAGAAAACACAATCACTCTTTTAAAACAGGCCAAAGAGACCAATCCAGCCAATCCGGAATTATTAAAAGAGATTGATATAATGTTGGCAAAGGCTTTGATAACAGATGAAGATTGTCTAGAAAGAGTTATCAACTCACAATCTCAAACACAAACACTAGACACGGAAGGTACTCATCCACCAATGACGAACCCAACTGAATTAGTGGAACATATGAAAGAGATGATAACACAAGGTTATACGACAGAACAGATTTTAAAATTACATCCAGAACTACCGGGATTTTTTAACAAGGGAGATATCGATGGCTAAAGGTAAAAAGAATTATTCGAAGACTAAAAAGTCTAAGAGTAAAAAGACTTCTTATAAAAGTAAGAAGAAATACTAATAAATAACAAAAACAACCAATTAATGGTTGGATAGTTGAACTTAAGAACTATAAAAAAGGAGATTACACGATGAGTGAAACGGAAAATAACACTGAGCAGACACAGGCTCCAGTAGAAGCAGAAGCAAAAGCAGAAGCAACAACTGAAACTGATGGTAAACAGTTCTCACAGGCTGAACTTGATAGAGTCGTAGCAGACAGAATCGCAAGAGAGCGAAGAAAGTTTGAAAAGAAATATGATGGAATTGATCCGGAGTATTACAACGAACTCAATCAAAAGGCTGAGAAGGAGAAACAAGATAAACTGAAAGCCAAAGGTGAATTTGAAAAGATTCTTAAAGATACGGCAGAAAAAAAAGATGCCCAAATATCTACTTTGCTTAATCAAGTGAAAACTATCAAGATTGATGGTGTATTGCTTGACACCGCTTCTAAAATGAAGGCAGTTAATCCGGGACAGGTCACACAATTGATCAAGGACCAGGTTAAAATGAACGAAGCAGGTGATGTTGAAATTGTTGATCCAAAAACAGGGCAAACCAGATATAGTGAAAATGGTAATCATTTAACTATAGAAGATTTGACCAAAGAATTTTTAACGGCTAACCCCCATTTTGTTAGTGCCACTCCATCAGGAACGGGTGCTACCAGTAAGATAGGAGACCAGGCCGGCAGTGGTGAGAAATTAGATGTAAGTAAATTAGATATGTCCAATCCAGACGATAGGGCAAGATATGCCGCATATCGAAAGGACAATGGACTTGCTTAAAGTTAAAGGAGAAAACAAACTATGGCAAATTCAACAACTACTACATTAAATGACCTTATTTCACCAATGGTGGCAGAGGCTTTATTTGTAGCAAACGAAAGATCTATTATGAGAGGTTTGGTGAGAAATTACACTTTACCTGCTAATAGTGGTAAAACAATTCAAGTTCCAATTTATCCAACAGTGACGGCAACGGCACCAGGTGAAAACTCAGACTTGAGTTCAACAACTATTTCTACAGGTGTCGCTAACTTGACAGTTTTAGAAAATGGTATTATGACTACACTAACTGACTATGCGATGAATGTTTCAGAATCAGATGTTGTAAGAGACTTAGGTAAATTATTTGGTGAAGCAATTGCCAAAAAAATTGACACAGACTTAACAGCATTATTCGATGGCTTCTCAACAGAAGTTGGTGATGGAACAGGTGTTTTCACAGCAGATGCGATCTTCCAAGCAGTAGCACAACTAAGAAAATCAGGTGTGCCAGGTGATAATCTAGCCTGTGTGGTTAATCCGTTAGTAGCATACGATATGAAAAAATCATTGACTAACACATTTGCTAACCCAAATCCAGGTGTTGGTAATGAAGCATTAAGAACAGGCTTCGTAGGTCAAATAGCAGGTGTTTCAGTATATGAAACAGCAAATATGGCAGACACATCAGGTAATAACCCAGGAACAACGGGTGATTACAAAGGTGCTGTATTCCATAGAGATGCTTTAGGATTAGCGATGCTTCAAGATCTTAAAATTGAAACTCAAAGAGATGCTTCTCTTAGAGCGACTGAGATCGTAGCAACAGCAGTATATGGTGTAGGTGAACTACACGATTCATATGGTGTTGAACTAAACCACGATTCTTCAATCCAAGGAAGTTAATCCTTAGATTAAGGTGGAGCAACGACAACAATTTGGGCGGGTGTTTTTTAGTAATATTGGGCACCCACCCAAGACACAAAGGAGAAACATAGATGAGCAACTATTCAACAGATGCTAACATTTTAGAATATGAACCACAAATCAAAGATTATGGTATCATAGATTTTACTGATTACCATAGCAAGACTACGGCTGATATACAAAGGCATTTGAGAATTGAATGGTGGCCTAGAGTGAAAAGATCTAGTCTCTCTTCAAAATATTTTACAACAACAGATGTAGAAATGAGCAACACAAAATTAACAGCAAGCCAATTTACAGTGGCGGCTGTGTATCATTGCTTGGCATACTACATATTACCACAACTGACACAACATTCGGCGGAACCGGATAGATTTAGAAATATGATTGACTTCTACAGAGGCAAATTTAGAGAAGAGTTTGATCTTATTCTACAAGATGGTGTCAAGTATGATTGGGATGGCGACGGAACAGTCCAAGATTCAGAACAACAAACACAACACTTTAATAGATTGGTAAGATAATATGTCTGTTAGAGAGGATATAGCAAAAGACATAGTACAGACCCTCACAGGGATAACCAATCCCGGAGTAGTAATAGTGTCCAGAAATCCAATAGATGTATCAACTTTATCTATAGCACAATATCCAGCGATAATAGTAAGAACTTCAGAAGAACAGAAAGCAGATGAGACGATGGGCGGAATCAGAATAAGTTTGCTCAATTACACGATCGAGGCTTATGTGAGAGCAGACAGTTCAGCCACAACAAACAACAACAATATTGACACTCAAAAAAATAATATCGTAGAAGCAATTGAAGAAGCATTAGAAACTGATAGAACCAGAAATAGTCTAGCATTAAATTCATATGTTTCAGTTATTACCAGCGATGATGCTCCACTATATCCGATCGGCAGAGTGGATTTAACATATACAGTTCAATATAAATACACACGAGGAACATTATAATATGGGTAAAGCAATTAAAGTATTTAAAAACGGAAAAGAATTTGTTTGTACAGAGATACGAGCGAACTTTCTAGTGGAAACTCAAGGTTATAGTTTCTCACAAGAAAACAAAGCAAAGGCACCAACTAAAAAACGAAAAGCCAAAGTCAAAGTTGATGCTGATGTTATAACAGTGGATTCACCATTTAACGATGGCGATCCAATCAATATTGACAATGGCGAAACAAACTCGGAGGAATAAACTATGACAACAGCATTTTCAGGTTTTGATGGCTTAATCCAATTCACAGATAGTGATAACTCATTATCAGATGCGGTAATCGGAAATTTAAGAAACTTTTCAATTGAAACTACACAAGATTCGATCGAAACGACTTCTATGGAAGATAGCGGACACAGAACTTACAAACCAGGCTTATCATCATTTACTATCTCAGGAGATGTATATTTTGACTACACAGATGCGGTACAACTAAAAATGGAACAATTGACTTCAAAGGACGACTCAACAACGGGAAATGATGAGACGGCAACCTTTAAGGCATATCCATCAGGTTCATCATCAGGCAGTTCAAAATACTCAGGATCAATTATTATTACAAGTTGGTCTGTGACATCATCTGTGGATGGAATTGTTGAAGCATCATTCAGTGCTCAAGGTACAGGTGTTTTAGCAGTAGAGGCAGTATAGGTAGTTTATGATCGGAGTCAAATTTCAGAGTACTTTTGATGCTAAAAAAATGGGACGACAAGTCCAAAAGATTTTAGATCAAGTCAAAAACAAGACTCACGAAACGGCCCGGTCATTAACACCTGTTGATACAGGATTTGCTAAAAGCCATTGGGACAAGAAATCAACTTCCAGCGGCTTTGAAGTAAAGAACAAAGTGGACTACATCCAATATTTGGATAAAGGACACTCTAGACAAGCCCCTAGGGGCATAACAAAACCAACTGTCAGGAAGATGACAGGGTATATTAAAAGCAGGAGATTATCACGATGACTGAATCGGTAAAAAAGAACACACAATCGGCACTTGAGGCCGCAACGGGACACTTCAAATTAAAACTTGGTGGTGACCTAGGCAAATACAAGTGCGAAGAATGGGGTATTGACATATATTATAAATCAACAGCCAGTTTAGCAGTTGAAAATAAGATTATGTCGTATCAACAACAAGGTAAGACAGCAGAGGCTTTGGTAGAAAGTGTTATCAATAAGGCTTTGGACAAACACGGTGAGAGATTGTTTAAACCAACAGACAGAGCAACTTTCTTACACGAAATTGATCCACAGGTTATTATCAAGATAGCAACAATTCTTAATACGGCCAATGCTGATAGTGTTGAGGATATTGAAAAAAACTAACACGGGACAGAAATCTGTATAATCAGGTTTCCCTCGCAGACTATTTAAAGTGTAGTATTGCTGAGGTCCAAAAGATGTCCCTTATCGAGTATAAAACTTGGTTAGCATACTTTCAAATTCGCAAGGCTGAAGAAGAAGCAGAGATGAGGAAACAAGGTGGCAATACAAGAAGACATAATATTCACGGGAAGAAATAAAACCCAGAAGGTCTTTAATGATGTACAAAGATCGATGGGGAAATTACAATCCTCTACTAGGAAATCTAGTTCAGCATTCTCCAAATTACAAGGAGCAGTTGTTGGAGCAGTTGCGGCATTTGGTGCTCTCAAAGTAGCCAGATCATTCTTAGATACAGCAGTAGATTTTGAAAACCTAGGTATCCAGTTGAAGTTCTTAACCGGAAGTGCCGAAGAAGGTGCCGCGGCATTTGATAGTTTAACGAAGTTCGCGAGTACAGTTCCTTTTGCCTTAGATGAAATAGCCAAATCGGCTCCATTACTATTAACGGTCACAGATGGTGCTGATGAATTAAACGAAGTGATGAAGATCACCGGTGACATAGCGGCGGCCACAGGATTAAGTTTCCAACAGACAGCAGAACAATTACAGAGATCATTCGCAGGTGGTATTGCGGCGGCGGACCTGTTCAGAGAAAAAGGTGTTAAATCACTATTGGGCTTCCAAGAAGGTGTGAGATATAGTGCGGCACAGACCAAAGAGCACATTATGGCTACATTTAGAGACGGCTCGGCAGTAATGATCGGGGCATCCGAAGAGATGGCCAACACATTCACAGGTCAGTTGAGTATGATAGGTGATGCTTGGCTCAAATTCAAGAAGAACACGATGGAGTCCGGATTGTTCCCAGAACTCAAAAATCAATTAGGTGATGTTAGGAAGTTTGTTGCTATCAATGAAAAAGCAATAAATGATTTCGCAAAGGCTTTGGGTCAAGGTTTAGGTAAAGCAGTAGTAAAAATGGGCGAAGCCGTCAAGTTCTTAGCAGAAAATTCAGATAAAGTCGCATTGGCTTTCAAAGTGTTGGTTGGATTGAAATTAGCGAGTTGGATCTACAAAAGTGTAGCGGCCATCAGGCTTATGTATATTGGATTGGCAGGTGTATTAGGATTATCAGGACCGGCCGGTTGGGCATTGATAGCCAGTGGTGTCGCGGCAGTGACGGCTTCAATATTGGTAATGAACAAGGCCCTAGGTGATTCGACAGAAATGTTAGGCAAAGATGAAATACAAAAATCTATTAAAAACACCAAAGCAAGACTGTTAGAGTTAGCCGAAGCAAATAAAAAAATGGAGGCAGAATTAAAAGAGTTATCACCTCCGATACAAGACTTAACAATTGATTTAGATAATCTAGATGGCTCATTAGACGGAAATAAAGTAAGATTACTTGAAATGCCAGACCTGTATGATGGTCTTATAGCAAAAATGGCTGAGAACACAGGTGAGACAATCATATTACAAAAAGAATTAGAAAATTTAGAAGCAGATTTAATAAAAGTTAATGCGGCTGTCAAGGCAGAAGAAGATGCCTTTGCTTCAAGTACAGTAGAATTGCTGAAGTATGAAGATGCCATAGTTAGAATTGCTAATCAAAGAAGAAAAGAAGAAGAGAAAAAGAAAAAAGAGGCAGAAGCGGCATTGATAGAACAAGAAAAATTACACAAATTGATGTTGATGAAGAAAGATGTATTCAACAAAATGGTCACTGAAGGTGAATCCAAAGAAGCCAAGAAACAGGTGTTCATAGCACAACATATCTTAAACCAGAAATTGGCATTCAAGCAACAAGAAACTGATGGTGTTAATAACTTCAACAAGAAACAAGCCAAACTACAATTATTCTTAATGGAACAACAACACAAGAAAAAAATGGCATTCAATAAGAAAGTGGCAGAGGCTGAA